CATTATTGTTGTTCCTCCGCACATCTTATTTAAAATCTTATAGAGGGTTCCCTCTACGGGTTTAATAAATAAGCCTAACTCTAAGTTATACCGAGCATCACGTGGCGATATGATGCGGGGTGCTGGATCTGTCTTCTTGGAGAAGTTAATCTTCTCCGCCTTGACAAAGGTTTGTACGTCACTATCTTTCTTAGTTAGAGGACTAACTAAAAGAGATTCGTAAGCTTTCTGATAACGTAACCTGAGACGAGCGTCACTGTAACCGGCAATAAATTGCTCAGGTGTGAACTTGCTGACCCCAAAAATGTTACGTCGCAAAAAGGCCTTACTGTGTGTCGTAGCCTCCTTAAAACCCTGCTTAGTCTGTGGAATGGGTGGTTGTTGGCCTTGGCCATAATCAACCGTGAAAATTCTTTCAACCACTCCACGGACCAAATTACTCGCTGATGAGTTATGAACGCTGTACACAGTTTCTGGGCCCTCCCCAGATAAAAAATGAACTGTGCGTGTCTTTGGTACCCCTACACGTAATGTCACCTTAACGGCTGGATGTGAAGTAATAATCTTCGTATCCACGCCTGACATTGTGTTAGGGCACCCCTATTTGCCGGATAGGCCAAGCTGTTTAATACGTTTGCGCTGTTTACTATTGTCTAAGGTATAAACGTTGACGAGATCGTCTTCGCTAACAATAAAGTAAATGGCAATCGCTCTAGCAATTAAACGAGCCTGGTGTGTGTTCCTCACACTGCAATTTCGAACCAATTCATGTCGAGAAGCAAACCGTCTAGCAACCTCTCGGTTAGCAGCACTATGGGACAGTTTACCAAATTGGACTTCGATTGCGGCAGCTAATTCATGGGCACGTTCTCCACGAGTATATCTCATGGGCCCAGGTAAGCCTTCAGCGATTTTTGTGCTAGTGCTTAGTTCGCTGGTAGTATCAGTTTCTAAGTTTGGCTCTTCCGAGTCGAAATCGCCTTTGCGATCTCCTAGCGGGTCAGGTAGGTCACCTAACAGACACGGGTCATCACCCGTCTGAACCACTTCAGGTTCATCATTCACTATGTCTTCATCGAAGTAGCCATCATTGTCCCAATCTGTCTCAACCTTTTCCTTGACAATGCCACGATACCTAGTATGAGCTCGTTTGCGAGCTCGATATTTGGTTGAACGTGTTTTAATCCAAGTATAAAGATTGTATGGGGATGATACTACTGTGTGCACAGTCTTCGCG